TTTTTCTTGTTGTTGACAACTAGAAAAACTAGTCTATAATGACAGTCTGTCCTGTAGAATATACAGTTTGTAGATTTATTATAAATATGCAAACGGTGAGCTATCCATCGAAGGGTTATACCAAGATAGTAAATTTTATTTTAATTAATGATTTATATTTTATAATAGGACAATTTAAAATGGCTAGAACTTTTGACTTATCGGCGTTACAAAATAAACTTAACACGAAGCCCATTTCCAGAAATAATTCATCTCGTTATCCTTTCTGGAATATGAGAATTGATGAATCTGCAACAGTACGATTCTTACCTGACAAAAATGAAGAAAATCCTTGGTTTTTGTTGGAATACCATTCACATGAATTAATCATTGATGGTAAAAAACGGTCTATTCCATGTTTGAAACAATATGGTGAAGATTGTCCAATGTGCAAACGTTCACAAGAATTCTTCACTAAAGAAGGTAAAGATTCTGTTCGTGGTAAACAAATGTATCGTAAACGTTCATGGTTAGGTCAGGTGTTGGTTGTAAAAGACCCATTGCCGGTTGATGTTGAAACTGGTGAAAACAATGATGGATTGTATAAAACTGTTTCATTAGGTGCTCAGATTTATGATTCTTTAGTAGCTGCTATTAAAGAGGGTGATGTTGAAAGTGCTCCGCATGCTTATGATGATGGTACTAACTTTGTTATCAGAAAAACACAATCTGAAAGTAAAGGACGTGGTAAAGAATCTTTTGCTGAATATAACAGAAGTAGATTCGAGAAATATCCATCAGAATTATCACCAGAAGTCGTAGAGTATATCGAAGAAAATATTGTTGATTTAGAAGATATCAGACCTTCCAAACCTGAGAAAACATATCTAGTTCAACAAATGGCAGCATTTCTTCGTGAAGATGCTGATGAGGATGAAGATGAATATGAAGCACCTACAAAACGTGTTTCCTCATTTAATGAAACTAAATCATCAAAACCGGCTGCATTATTTTCGGAGGATGAAGATGAGTATGAAGCACCTGCTCCGAAAGTTAAAAAGCCTGTATATGTTCCAGAGTCTAGTGATGATGACGAGGATGAAGATGCGTTATCTATGTTAAATAGATTACGTGGTAAATCTAATAAACCTGAATAGTCACAATCGTTAAGAGCATCCTAACCATTAATGTTCATGGTTAGGATGCTATTTAATTTACTAAATGATAGGAATAATAATATGCAATTTATGAAGAATTTACACAAATCAATGAATAAAATGGATGGTGTCACAACAGATGATTCACCACCTAGATATTGGTTTGGTAGTGGGAATGTAACAATCAATAGAATTATTGGTGGGAGTTTCCATCAATTTTTGCCACAAGGTAGAATTACCGCATTTGCTGGTGCTTCCGGGGCGGGAAAATCATTTTTATTAGCTAATGTATTAAAACAAGCACAATCTGAAGGTGCTATGATTTTTGTATTAGATTCTGAAAATGCCTTTGATAGAGATTTTGCTGGTGCTATAGGCATTGATACATCATCTGAGCATTATCATTGTGTTAGGGTTACAACTATTGATAATGTTACAAAAATCATCTCTACCTTTATTAAAGGATATAAAGAAGATTATGAAGATGATTTTGAAAATGCTCCGAAAGTTGTCATTGCTATTGATAGTGCTGATATGTTGATGACTAATTCAGAACATGATAAATTCAAGAAAGGTGATGGTAATGCTGACCAAGGTCAACAGGCTAAACAATTGAAAAGCATGTTAAAACCTTTTGTGAACACGATTTCTAATTTGAATATTAGTATCATCTTTACAAAACAAGTATATCCTGCTAATCAAGAACAAATCATGGCTGGTAATGGTAAATGGGTAGTTACGGAATCTATCAAATATTGTGCTTCTCAAATCGTATTGATTTCAAAATTAAAATTGAAAGATAAGGATTCTGTTACTGGTATCCGTATGAAGGTAGAAGGATATAAGACAAGATTTACAAAACCTTTCCAAACCGTTACAGTAGAAGTTCCTTATGATGAAGGAATGTCACAATATAGTGGATTATTAGATGCTGCTATTGGATTAGGTGTTGTTAAAGGTGGAACATGGAATTCTTATGGAGACCCTGAAGTAAAATTCCAATCTGGAAAATTTGAAGACCATGCCGAAGCAATTCTTAAATTATGTGAAGAGAAATCTAATGCATTCTTTAAAATCTCTGCAGAATTAGAAGATTTGGAAGTTGTAGAGTAATATAATAAAGCCCCTCCCTACAGGGAGGGGCTTTTAATAGGGAGAGATTATCATGGCAAATATTATTGATGTATTAAAGAAAGATTTAAAAGTATTAGATAGTGTAATAGAATTATACCAAAATGATTTAATGGAAGCAGATGATATTATAAAACTAAAAGGTAAACAAATAGACTTTGCAAATGTTGAACATTCTGGGTGGGCTAATTATTATCATCAAAAGGGTGTTGAAGTAAAAAACATTAGAGATTATGTGGAGATGAAATTAGATGAAGTACAAGGACAATTATGGATGAAATATACTGAGCATTATGATAGACAGTTAGCACAGAAAGATATTGAACGATATATAAAACAAAATCAAGAATATTTGGATATGTATGAAAAATATTTGAAGGTTAATGAATTATGGGGACAGTTTGAACGGGTTAGGGAATCTTTTAAAACTAGGGGCTATAATTTAAATAATCTTACAAAATTAATTACAGCTAATGTTCAAGAATGGGAAATGACATAATCATTATCCTAATGATTAAATAATCAGTTTTTAAAATCTAATAATAAAAAATATATGACAAAAGAAATAACAGTTCGAATTTTTGATGAAGTTAAATGTGCATTCTATGGATTGGATAGGGGAGTTATTGACCAATTGGTAGATGAATATGCAATATTTATGGATGGATATAGATTTGTGGCTACCTATCAAATTGGAAAATGGGATGGTAAAAAACAATTCTTTACCAAGAATGGAGCAACATATTTATTTTTATTGCCAAAAATTATTAAAAAATTAAAAAAATGGGGATACAAAAATATTCGATATGTTGATGAAAGACAATCACCATTTCATGAAATATGTCCAACGACTATTGAAGATGATTATTTTTCACATATTGTTAATACTAAAAGTAACCAACCATATACCCTAACAGACCATCAATTAGAGGCTGCTAAGACGATGGTAACACATGGTGGTGGTATTGCATTGGCTGGTACTGGGTTTGGCAAAGCACAGCCATTATATTGCAAAATATTGACCCCTACAGGTTGGACCACCATGGGGGATATTCAAAAAGGTGATTTAGTAATGACACCTAAGAATACAATTACCAAAGTAGTAGATACATTTGAACAGGGTGTTACCAGAGTATATAAAGTATTATTTGAAGATGGTAGTGAAACGTATTGCCATTCTGGTCATATATGGAAAATTTATAATAGTAGATGGTACGCCGATGATAAGGAACCATATTCTTTATATACTGCTAAACAGATTATGAATAATATGAAAACTACTAAGAATAGTTTTTATGTTCCATCTATTCCAGTTCCTATTAATTTCAGTAAACATGAATATTATATTGACCCTTATCTTGCGGGAAGCATTCTGCCATTCGTAGAATTAAAGAACGATAAATTAGTTATTACCGAACAGTCGGCAAGTACACATCGTCATAGTCAAATATTATTAATGGATGCTATGGATGCTTATGCACCATATGGAATCATTCTAAAAGTCAGAACCCTGGCTACTCATGGTGATGATGTCTGTGGAATATTAACAGCTTCTGATGATTATTCTCAAAAAATATTAGATGCGGTAAAAGATTTTATTGTCAATAATAAAACCATTCCAGAACAATATATTATATGTGACCAAGCAGATAGATTACGGTTTTTGCAAGGGATGTGTGATGTTGGTGGTATGATTTCTGTTAATGGTCAAATTAATGTATTAGTATTCCATTCACAATTAAGAAAACAGATAATGGAAATGGTACTATTACAGGGCGGCACATTGGACCCTTTAAACAATAGACCACATTATAATAAACAATACGGTATTACTGTTTATTTTTCACATGCTAAACCTGATGAATTCTTCACCATAATGGATAAGAAGAAACATTTTTATTTACATCGTGCAGATAATTTAGAAACCATTAGAAAAATTTCAAAGAACCGTAAAATTGTATCTATTACATATCATGGAATGGACGAAACTAAATGTATCCTATTAGAGGATAAAGACCATTTATATATTACGGATGATTGTATTATTACACATAACACTATTCTGAATGCGGTATTAGTAGATTCGTATGCTAAACTAGGATGTAAAACATTAACTATTGTTCCTGCTAAAACCTTGATTAAACAAACTGTCGAACAATTTGAAAAGTTAGGATTAGACGTTACCCATTATAATTCGTTAAACCCATCGCTGGACCATGACCATATTGTCACAACATGGCAAACCTTGCAGAATGTTCCTCATGTTATGTCACAATTCCAAATGGTGGTTGTTGATGAATGTTTAGATGGCGATACTTTAATTACTATGGCAGATTATAGTTATAAGAAAATTAAAGATATTGTGGTAGGTGATAAGGTATTATCTTATAATGATGGACATTATGAGATTGATGAAGTGGTAAAACAACATCAAAATTTATTAAAATCAAATAATGAAAAAATGTATAGATTAGAATTTGATAATAGTGTAGTATTAGAAGTTACCGGAAATCATCTGATTATGACGGATAATGGTTATATTCGTGCAGATGAATTGAACGATGAAACCATTATAGGATTATAATCATTCAAAAAAATATGGTGTAATTTAAAAAATTCTTGATATAATAAATATCACCGTCTTTTATTAATTTGAGGATTGTCATGTGTCATTATAAAGTAGAAAAATATTATGTAGGTTTGGAAGATGGTTTTGTTGTAAAAGATAATTTAAAGATAAAATCCCCCCACTATTGTAACCCGCTAATGATGCCTTATATATATGATGATAATGGAAAGAAACAATTAATAAATGATGGTGATTATATAATGATTAAAGATGGCGAAAAAAGTATACAAAACAATATCATAATGAAGTTTAAAAAATATATGTAAATACTAGTTTATAACTATATTTACAAGAGGTAAACTTTATGGCCAAACCAGAAGATACAACAACGACTACTATTTCTCCAACCACTATTGCTCCAACTACTACGACAACAGTTGTAGTAGTTGATGATAATGAAGAAGATTCACATCATCATAATGAAGAAGATTCACATCATCATCATACTGATGAAAATTTGGATGGTGATTATTTGGAATGTAATCATATTCGGGAAGAAGTGATAGTAAAAGAAAAACCTATTAGAATAGAAGTATTCACACATTGTAATAATACTTTATATTCATTAGATATTTCGAAAATGCCTATTATACAAGTATATCAAAGTGAAGCATATGATAGACCATTTGTTTTGATTATTGAATTTGATAATGGCAAACAATTGAAATTCTATACCAATAATAGAAATCATCCACATAAGCAAATTAAACATATATTTTTAAAGAACGAATCTTTCCAAAAATTAATAACCGATTTAGGTTTGACTTACACTATTGATATGTAATATTATGGTGGATAGGATTATATCCTATCCACATTTTTTAAATGATGAGGTAATTATTATGACCGTAAAAGAATATATCGATGTTGAAATTATTGTATTAGAAGATGCACATACCGAAATAAATGATGAACATATAGAATTATTATTATCCTTTGATATTGTTACCCGATGTGAATATGAAAACGTTGATATAACAATATATGAAGATTTTTCAGTATGTTATCCTCCGGAGAAATATGATGATATATTGAATTTTTTAAAAGCATTACCAGACGATTCTTATAGTTTCAAAATATTTAATGACGAGGATGATGTAATTAAGCAGTATGGCGATTTAGAAGTAGAACGAGATGATGTATTTGTATTCAACGAACAATATAATTAAATAATATGAAATTAACAAAACGTACTGAAATTAATAAACCTGATATTGTATATAATTTAGAAGTTAAGAATAATCATAATTATCTTGCTAATAATGTAGTAGTATCTAATTGTCATGGAACTAAAGCAGCACAATTACAATCCTTATTGATTGACCATGGTGCAAATATTGCACATAGGTATGGATTGACTGGTACTTTACCTAAAGACCCTTGTAGCAAAATGTTAGTACATGTTGCTTTAGGTGAGGTAAAATGTGAATACCATGCTAAGGATTTGATTGCTAAAGGATGGTTAGCAACATTAGATATATCTATTCTACAATTAGACGATGTTTCATATTTGGAAAATAATGGAATACCTCGTGCCAATTTGATGATGTATGAAGAAGAAGAACATTTTGTAAAAACGAATGTCCGAAGAATGGAATGGATTGCTAATACTATCATGGAAAATAAAAAACAATCTAAACTTGGGAATACGTTAGTATTAGTGAATACAATTAAATATGGTAAAGAATTACATAAATTGATACCTAATTCTTATGTTTTGAATGGTTCTAACAGTGATAAATCAAGGAAAGCTGTTTACGATTTGTTTGAGACTAATGATGATGTGGTAGCTATATGTACTAAACAGATTGCTGGTGTAGGATTATCTATTGATAGAATATTTAATTTAGTCTATGTAGATGCTGGAAAATCATTTATTACTACTATCCAACAGATTGGTAGAGGATTGAGAAAAGGTAGGGATAAAGATTCTGTAAATATTTTAGATATATGTAGCAATCTTCCATCAGCATCAAAAAGGTTACGAGAACGTATTAAACATTATAAGGATGCTAGTTATCCTTATAAGAAATATTTAATAGGGTACGAAAATGATAGTTGATAAATATATAAATAATACGATATATATTTAAACCATCAGGATTTTTTGCATTATGAAATTACCATTTAGACAAGGTATTGTTAAATACACTTCAACTAATGATAAAGTACCTACCTTTTTATATAATAATAGATTGGATACGTATGTTACATTAATCGCAAATACTAATAATGTGTTAATTACTTTTGCACACAACGATGTTGATTACCTATTTGAAGAAAAGACTAGTATTGATAATGCATGGGGTCCTTTTGCCACGAATATCAAATATTGGTTATTCTGGGATATTGATGTAAAAACTGGGAAACGTACATTTGGTAGTACCACCAATGAACCCTTGGTTTCCGAGATTATTCCAGAAAATCCTTCAGCAGACCAACATTGGTTCAATTTAAAAGATAATTACATTATTACGTATAATAACACAACTAGTAAAAATGATTATAGAAAATTAAGTAAAAATGCTATGTATGTTTGGGAAGATGCACAATGGACCCAACGTATTAGAGTATTTGCTGGTACATATTACACAGGTGACATTACTATTAATTCTTTATCCTCACAAGTAGGACTATATGATAATTGTGAAGCTGGATATATTTTATATGATGATAATGATACGCCTACCCAACAAGTAAGATTAGATGGTACATATAAATTTTTAACCACCGAATCTCATTTTTATAACTCTAAAACTGCTACTACTACCGTCAGTTTAGACCCTATTGTTCATTATGGTAAAGCCTCTGTTGCTTTATCTAAATTTGACTTTGTGGGAATATCTGGGAATGATAGTTTTGGTAAGGCATCTTCAGCAGCAAACTCATTGCTTCCAGCAATAGGTATTTTGGAGGTAAACGTCCCACAAAATACTAACTGTGTTGTTGTTACTAATACCAATATTGAAAATCCAGCATGGAATTTTACTGCTGACCCAACAACCCCAGTATATTTAACTCCTACCGGAGTATCTACAATACCACCAACAGCCGGGTTGATTCAACAGGTTGGGTATGTTATTAATCATAATACAATATTTGTAGATATCTCTAACCCTGTAATATACCACGATGTTATTCAAACAAATATTTCAGAACAAATAAAGGTAGATTTGTCTAATGGTAAATTATATACCACGTTAGTTAGTAGTTCTGATTATACTAGTTCGGTATCATATGATTTATATTCTACTGCATACAAACAACCTATTCCGAATAGATTGTGGACAATTGTTCATAATTCACATTTACCAAATTTTTTAGTACAAGTTTATGATGAACTAGGAAATTACCAAATCCCAAGTAATATTACTAGAAAAAATAATAATACGATAGAAGTTCTATTTACTAATAGAATTCAAGGTACTGCTTTGGTATTTTTATTTTAATCATTTACCTTAACCACGGACTATTTACATGAAATTAACATTTAAACAAGGTATAGTAAAAAGTCAAGTAGATTCTAATAATGTACCTACTTTTCTAAACAAAAGCTCAACTAGCGATTATGTATCATTATACATCAATGCTACTTCAACTTTAATAACTTTTTCTCATGGTTCTGTAGATTACTTATATGAAGAATCTAATAGTGTCGAGCAAGCATGGGGACCATTTACACCACCAGTAACCCAAACTTATTACCTATATTGGGATATTGATTTAGAAACAGGTATTCGTACATTTGGTCATACTAATTTTACTACTGTCGTATCGGAGACACCACCTACTATTCTAGCAAATGGTCAACATTGGTTTAATTTATTAGACAAAAAAATGTATGTTTACCAAGATTTGGGATGGGCAGAAAAAATTAGAGTATTTGCTGGTGTCTATGCAAATGGCTCGTTGACACCATATAGTGTATTGGATACTAGTGTTACACCTAGTGTAACTAGATATTTCACAACGCAAGTTGGTTTGCATGAAACTGCTAATGCTGGTTTTATATTATTCGATGATAATACGTTACCAATTAGACGGTCTCAGAATAGCACATTCTTAACTACAGAATCACAATTCTATACTACCAAATCATTAATTAGTGCTGTTAATTTTGATACTAATTTATTTTATGCAACGGCAAATGAGAATGTTCCAGCTTTCAGTATTGTTTCTTATAATAAAGATAATACTTTAAGTGTAGCATCATATGATGATGTACATGCTACGTCTGCTAATGGTTTTATTAGAAATGAAGTATATAAAGGTGAAGTAACTAATATTGTTACTAATGGTTATATCACTAATATCAATTGGAGATTTTCAGTTCCTGCAGCAACCCCAGTATATTTAGGGTTAAATGGTGAAATTCAATTAACACCACCAAGAAGTGGATTTATTCAAAAAGTTGGTACTATTGTTTCACCTGATACAATTTTTGTAAATATTGAACCGCAAATTGTATATAATACGGTAAACCACACTAGTACATCTATTCCAGTAAACGTAGATATTTTAACTGGTAAATTGTTTACTGCACAAAGTGCAGATGCTGATTTTAAATTACCAATTCCTGATATTAATACACCAACACCAGAGCCGTCCGCTAGTACATTAGTAGGTCTGACTTTTATACAACATGTTGATAGACGAGTTTGGACGATAACACATGGTAAAAATACTGAAAATGCCTTTGTTCAGACGTATGATATAGATGGTAATTTAATGTCTCCACTATCAGTGGTTACTGAATTCAACACTATTATTATAACCTTTTCTGCTCCGGTAAGAGGTTATGTACAAGCAGTATTATTTTTGACTCCAAATTATGTCAATATTAGAGATAACACTGGCCCAACTATTACCGAATTTTCACAAACAACCCCAAGTGTAACCTGGACAGTTGACCATAATCTAGGTCACAATCCTATTACTAAAGTATATATTAATAATATTATGGTTTTACCATCGTCTATTGTACATACCAGTATCGATTCAGTAGTTATTACCTTTTCTACGCCACAAGAAGGTGTAGTTAGGTTTATTTAATTATACAAAAGCCCACCGGTGGTGGGCTTTTTTATTATAATATAAATATGATATAAATATAGTGGTATAATTTTTAATACATAATGAATAATTAATAGGGGTTTTCATGGAGATTAATCAATCAACACCATCCAGTATTTGGGCAGTAGCACATAACCTCAATACAACACAACCAGCAGTTGACGTTTGGGTGGATGACAATGGTGTCACAACAGCAATAATGCCTAAGCAAATTCAATTGGTAGATAATAATAATTTAAATATTTCATTTTCAGTACCTATTTCCGGTACGGTGGTAGTTAATTCAACGTCCAGTGATGCATATACACATAATCAACCAACAACTAGTAATCAATGGAGTATCCTCCATAATTTAGGTACCAAATTTGTAAATATTGAAGTTATGGTACAATTTAACGGAGTATTAGAGAGTATTACACCACAAAATATTACCAGCATTAATGATAATCAAATTAAGGTTTATTTCAGCACACCAATGATGGGCCTCGCCAGAGTTAGTAAATAATGCAAAAACGTATCCCTATTGCCGTTACTGGTAGATGTATAATTTCTGATGATTTGGGAAATATCATTTTAGATAAAACCAATGCTATTCACCCTATTAATTTATCTCGTATTTTTTCAAGAGCATTATCAAAAGAGAAAAATAGTTTTATACACAAAATCGCTATTGGGAATGGGGGTACGTTTGTTGACCCTGCAAATAATATAAAATATAAATCCCCGAATATTAGTAATTATAAAACTAAGTTATATAATGAAACCTATTTACAAATATTGGATGGTACAAATAATTCCACATTAGTTAGTAAAGAATTAGCATCATATTCACAGACTGTGGTAACAATATATTTGGATAAAAACCAACCATCTAATGAATATTTGTCTCAGAGTTATAGTATCCCTGCCGATAGTTCTTATACGTTTGACGAGATAGCATTATTTTCTTCTGGGGTATCGGATGATTCCCCAACTAGTGGGTATCAATCAGTGGTATTTAATACTCCTAATATCACTATTGATACTGGATTATTAAAAGATACCAATTATGTTTTCTCTATTTTTGTAGATGGTACCAAATTTGATTATACATTAAATATGCCTAGTACCGACCTTAGTACATTATCATTTGCCAAATTAGTAACATATATTAATGATATTCCTGGTTTAAAAAATTATATGACTGTATCTATGTCACAAGGATATCTTAAATTTACTAGCAAAACGTCATCATCACAATCCTCTATAGAAGTTGTAGATTCTTCTGATAATGCATTATGGTTGTTTAAAAATATCACCACTTATCAAAAAATAGATACTGCTGTTAATGGTAAAGATTCTGGTTTACAGAATAATCCTAATAATCCGGATGCTGAATATTCAAGAATGCTTACACATTTAATCTTTAATCCTATCACAAAACCATATGATAGGATTTACACCGTTGATTACATTTTAAATATTAATGTTGTTCAAGCATGAAACAAAAATTACCAATAACTATTTCTGGACATTGTTTAATTACCGATGATTTAGGTAATACACATTTAAACCAAACAAATGCTATTCATCCTAGTAATATGTCTAGGATTATTGGTAGAATTTTGGCACATGAAGATAATTTTTGGATAGACCGTATCGCATTTGGTAATGGTGGTACTTATTATGAAACACAAGCTAGTGTTTCATATTTAAAATTAAGACCAGTTAATGATGGTATAGCCCCAGATACTGCCGAATGGCAATCGAAATTATATAATGAAACCTATTCTGAAAAAGTAGCTGATGGTTCTGGAAATGGTAGTATAATTCCACAATTTATTAGTACCGACCATACTGATTCGGGCATAGGTTGTTCTAGTGTAGATAAGGATAGGATTTCGCAAGTAGTCGTTCATGCTAGATTAGATTTAGGTGAACCTTCGGGACAATTAAAAACTGATTATAATACAAATGATAACACCTTTATATTT